GAGACTCTTAAAATCGTCAGCAGACTTATAATAGTCGTAATAAGGATCGACGATGTTATTCGTAAGATAGATCATCCAATCGAATTTAGAAGATCCGTAATAGTTATAAGACAAAAGATCTGGCCTCTCGAACCCTTCTTCAAGAGTAAACTGAAAGGTAGAGTAGATGTCTTTCTTCGTTTTGTCAGTAAAGTCAACGCGCGCCAAGATGTTCTTGGCAATGTTACCGTCATAGTCTACGACTGGAAATCTATCAAAATATCTTGCCATCTTATTTCCTATTTTTGTTCTTTAGGCGAGGCTGCACCTGGTTTAGGTTTGATAAGGTCGTTAACTACTTCACCGGTTTCAGTTAAAATAGTTTGAATTTCATTGCCTTGAGTACCAGTTACCTTATCAATTCCTTTTTGCAATCCATCTAGTATAGCGTCAATTCCTTCGCTAAGACGATCGCCGCCTTCTCTACCGTAGTCGCGAGACGTTTGAATTTGAGTTTCAAGCATTGATATCGAGCATTCGATAAACGCAGGATGGCTTGTGCCTTCGAAGAATGCAGGAATTCCTTGTGGAGAGTAGTTAAGTTCAATTGATGTGATCAAACATGGTTGGAATTTAATTAGTTGTGCACTACCAGCAATCTTTAATTCTGGTTGACATAAAAACGGATAAGCAAGTGCAGCAGTACCTAAGCTGCTGTATGATGGTAAAGAATAAGCTTTCATTGCTTTTAGCAGATTCATTAGCTGTTGGCTTTCATTCGGATTTCGAGGAGAAAAAGTCCATTCGAATCGATGCGTACGAAGAGGAACTCCGCTAAACAATGCTTGAATATGAGGATTTGGAATAGCTCCAAGACCTTGTGCTACAGCACCACCGATATCTCCGGTTGCTTGAACCATTTTACCATAAGCAAGAGCAATAGCAGCATTGGTTGCTTTTTGAGCATCCAAACCTCCAGCTAACCCTAGTTGTGCGAGATCTGCAACTCCTCCTGACATTCCTTGAGCATCAGGTCCAACATCGATATCAAAGCTTTCTCTTAGTCCTTTCGGTAAAGGAAGAGCAAACGCTTGTACAAACTGAAGTTCAGATTTTGTTTGAGGAGAAGGTCGTTCATATCGCTTAAACTTAAATGCCATATAATATTTTTCACTGATATGATCAGGAAACTGCATTGAAGGCAAATCGCCGAAACCAATTTTATTCGAAGCTCTTTGAATAGCATCAACATATGTTTCAGCAAAAGCAGAAGCGCCTATAAGATTGCCATTCTGAGGATTAAAGTTATTACGAATGTCTGCGCACGAAGCACGCTTCATTTCACTTGTAAAAGTTTGGAAATACTTGTCTTCGAGACCAACAGTCAGAGCATCACCAAATCTTGCAGAAAGCTCAGCAGCAATTCTATCAGAAAATCCTACCTTCTTTAATGCTTTGGCGAAAAGATCTTCGACTGCATTCTCGAGTTTATCTTCGAGCTTATTCACAACCTTGTCCACAAGTCTGTTTAAAAGCCCACCGGCATCTTTCTTAAAACTATCGATATTTACTTTAACAAGTGCCATACTGTCTCTCAAATTTAAAAAGGCTATCAGCTTATTTATAAATAGATTTATGGCTTATCAAGGAAAGTTTCGACCAAAGGATATAAAGAAATATCTCGGAGACTCGAACAATATCGTATATCGCAGTCGATGGGAACTCAAGTTCATGATGTACTTAGATTCTCATCCGAATGTCGTGCAGTGGGGGAGTGAAGAGCTAGTCATTCCGTATCGCTCTCCTCTCGACAATCGTGTACATCGATACTTTCCAGACTTTATTGTCAAGAAAAAATCACCAGAAGGTAAAATCGATACGATTGTCGTTGAAATAAAACCTCATGCGCAGACGCGACCTCCAGTGGTGATAAATAAGCCTAATAAGCGTTATATTAATGAAGTCATGACATGGGGTGTCAATGAAGCCAAGTGGAGAGCTGCAGCAGTATACTGCAATGACCGCGGTTGGAAGTTCGACATACTCACTGAAAAAGAACTAGGAATTAAGTTTTAATGGCAACCGTATTTGATACCATCATTACTCAAGGTGTTCGCTCTGGCCAAATTCCAGCGCGTACGAACTCTGCGCGCGAGTGGTTCAGAGACACTGCTGGTAAAATGAATCGTATTAATGAGCGTGAGATGATGAAGGGTGATACGACTCGTATGACTACTCAACCTCTTCTCGGTTCGATGTACATGTTTTACTATGATCCAAAACATAAAGAAGAGTTACCATATTATGATAGATTTCCTCTGATCTTTCCATATAAGAAAGTCAAAGGTGGATTTATGGGACTCAATCTACACTACTTGCCGTTGCAACTTAGAGCGAAGTTGATGGACGGTTTATATGACTTTGCAAACAACACTCGTTACGACGAGTCTACAAAGCTTAAATTGACTTATGATCTCATGACACAGGCAGCAAAGCTAAGATGGTATGCTCCATGCATTAAACATTACTTGACTTCTCACGTACAATCAAAGTTCATGTACGTTTATCCATCGGAATGGGATATCGCGCTCTTCTTACCAACAGAACGCTTCGTCAAAGCAAGAAAGAATCAAGTTTGGATGGACACGAAAAGAATGTTAGGAGTTACTAAGTAATGTCAGGAAGTAACGAAGAATTTGATTTTACTACAAAGGCTCCGCAGCAAATCAAAAGCGGCACAATCTTTGGTAAAAGCAAGACAGCTGCTGTTAGTCCTCAAAATCCTCAGGTAAGATATATTGCTACTCGTGGTGCCGGTGGAGGAAGAACCGTTGGGTTCTTTGAACTTAATGACGGCGTAAATCCTCCGCAGCGAATTACAGATGAAGCTGCTCGAGGTTTTATTCAAACACGTAAACTTGGTTCTATAAACACTAATACTAACGTTTTACCTATTTTACCTCCAAACCAAGAAGTAAATAAGAGTCCTGCTGGAACCGCAGGCGCAGGAGCTACAACTGGTGCACAAGGAGCCGCTGCTCCTTTACCAAAGGCAGTAATCGAAGAGCGCCTAAGAGGAGAAGGTGTCAACGAGAATACAAAACAAGAATTTGTAACCTCAAATCAAGCGTTTTCTAATAATAGACGTCAAGGCCAAAGCTTTAATATTGGAAGATTTAGAGCTGAAGTTTCTGGGGCCGACAGTGTACTACCTACACACAGCTTCTTAGTAGTTTTTTCTCCGATGCCATGGGCAATACAAAAGTTTCCAGCATCTGCTGGAAATCTCGATTCGATTCTTACGATGAGATGTGATAACGTTGTTCTTCCTTCAATCAATCTATTGCAAGAACAAAACATTCGAAGATACGGATTCGGTCCAGTTGAAAACGTAGCATACGGCGTAAATGTCGGAGACTTTACTCTGCAATTTATCGTTGATAAAAATGCATTTGTCGTACAATTTTTTGAAGAGTGGTTGAATAAGATTGTTAATCGCGACTCTTTTGGCGGCGCGAATATGAACAATGTTCTTGCTGGCGGCCGTAGACCATATGAGATCGCATATAAAGACACTTATGCATGTAGCTCAATAAACGTATTCGTATATGACAGATCTCAAAACAATGTCATGGAATACAATATATATGATGCGTTTCCTACTGGCATTCAAAGCATGAATATGTCATGGAGCGAAGAAAATACGTTGATGAAATTAAACATCACTTTTTCTTTTACCGATCTTCGAATTAAACAAAGCCCGGCAAAAAATAAACAAGAAGGCGCGTTTGGTTCCTCTGTCGATTTTCAAAACGCTCTCGTAAATGGGCCGAAAATGACCGATGCCGAACTCAAAAGTTTCTTATCGTCGAATCCGCTAGTCTACTCCGGTTCGCTTACAGATTTGACTAAGGAAACTATTACAATCGGCGATGGAGCTAGAACAAGAGGTTCGCCGCCGACGCTTCCACCGGCCACATTTCAAAAAGCCATTGTAACAGATGTTGGAATTCCTACGTCACGTGATATCTTTGGTCAACCACTTACATATACATAATTTTAAATCTAGGAGAATATATAATGCCTTTACCAAAAATCGATCAACCACTCTTTGATGTGACTGTGCCCTCTTCGGGCAAAAAGATCCTCTTTCGACCGTTCTTGGTGAAAGAAGAAAAGATCTTACTGATCTCTCAGCAAGGCGGAGAAGATACTGATGTGATCAGAGCCATCAAGCAGATCTTAAGACTATGTGTGCAAGATGAAGACTTTGACGTCGATAAACTTACAACCTTCGATCTTGAATATTTGTTCTTAAAGCTTCGCGCGAAGTCCGTGAACAATATCGTCAAGCTATCTTATCGTGATAACGAAGACGACAAGGTTTATGACTTCGAACTGAATCTTGATACAGTTGAAGTCGAAATGCCAGAAGGCGTCGATTCGACTATTAAACTCTCTGATACTGTTTCGATGATCATGAAATATCCGAGTGCGAGCATCACTGATAAGATTACGCAGTTTGACAATGAAGTCGATCTGATGACGTTCTTTATTATTAACTGTATCGATACTATCTTGACAGAAGAAGAAATTTATCCTGCTTCTGAATACAGTGACAAAGAACTTGAAGAATTTCTCGATCAACTGCCGGTCAATTCTTTCGAAAAGATTCGTGAATTCTTTGAGAAGATGCC